CCGACCACGCCAGGTAGAACTTCGCCGGCAGGTAGGTCTCGCAGAATGACTGGAAGCTGAGCCGGCACCGCTCCTTGCGGGCCGGGTCCGCAACGCCGGGGATGGGGCCGATGTCGCGGACCGTCTTGGACAGCTCTCGCTGCCGCCGCGCCGCCTGGTCCTTGTGAGCGTCATACCCAACCAGGCTGGGCGAGCCCCCCGCGGCCGCGGCCCGGACCCTTGCCTCATCGAGCCGGCGATGCCGCTGGGCGGCGAGCCACGCGCAGAGCTTGACGATGTCGACGCGGGAGAGATCCCCGCGGGCGCACACCCGGGTGCCGCCCTGGTCGAGCGCATCGGTGATGGCGCGGAGCCGGATCGGCTCACCGTCCCCGGTCGAGTTGATCAGCCGCAGCGCCTCGAAGGGCCGGAGCCGATGCGGGTCGAGCCGCTTGGGATCGTCAGCCACGCCCCGCCTCCCTCAGCAGCCACGCCGCGTACTCCACCACGTTCAGCGCGCCGCCCGATCGACGCGGCGCTCCGGCCTTGACGTCGGCTCGGATCCTCGCGGCGGAGACGGTGCCGGAGCCGCAGCGAGAGAGCAGGCCGGCGAGGCGATCGGGCGGGAGCGTGAGGGGATCGGGGCTGGGCGCAGGGGCTGGACGGGCCGCGACAGAGCGCCGCGGGGCCTTGGGCTTCGGGCTGAGTTTGCCGCGGGTGGTCACGCTGCATCCTGCCCTGGCGGCGCGACCGGGGCGGCGCGCCCACGCCGAAAGAAAGTCAGTCTGGTTTCGGTGCTCTTCCGCGTGGTGTCTCCTGTAAATACCACGTTGGAAGGACCCAATAAGGGGGGCTGGCCCCCCGTGAGCAAATTCCGCTCTTTTACCTAACGTCCATACCAGCCGCCACCGTATGGATTAGCTCCCGTGGTATAGAACACGATCCCACCCTCCCACGCTCGCTCTGACGCTCACCCGTCCTCAGTGCTGAGACGCACACGCTTCTTGATCGCCCTCCTCGGTCGCGTCGTCACACGCTTGATGCTCACGCTCTGCGTCCTCTCCACCCCGAGTGCCACCTGCAAGGCCTCGATCGCCTCAAGCTCGATCTGCCTCACCCGCTCACGCACCACCCCGATCTCCTGACCGATGTCCTTGAACGTCCTGCCCTTGAGCCGCTCTTCGAGTACTCGCCTGCAGGTGGGCGGCAGGTCCTCCATCGCTCGGACCATCGCTGACCGCGCATCGCGATCATCGACCGACTCGACGCACTCGCGCGATCGCGGGTCGACCGCCATGTAGGCCTCGACCAGCTCAGCACCCCGGCCGGTTCTCTTCCAGGCTTCGTGGTTCGCGGCGATGAGCCCGCGCGGCCGGACCGAGCGCCGAATGGTCGTGTCGTGCATGAGCTCACGCCGGACGTCGCGCGAGATCCCCACGCCCATGTAGGTCAGCAGGCTCGTGGCCTTCGTTTGGTCGAACCGCTTGATGGACCTGATCGCGGTCATCACCCCGAGCGAGTAGTACTGCTCGGCATCGATCTGGCGAGGGCCCGGTCCGATCGCTTTCCGCACCATGAGCCAGATGAACCCCTTGTGCCGCTCGAGCAGCTCGTCGCGTGCCGCGAGGTCGCCCGCCTGGGCTGCGTGGATGAGCTCGATGTCGGGCTTGCGCGTGGTCGTGGTCATCGCCGCACCATTCCCACGCGGGTGCCCGATGTCCACCGGTCCGGTTCATTGTCCGGCCGCATGGCCATGCACGGGACAATCCTCGCTGGGGCCGCAGGGGCGGCTCCTGGGACGCCGCAGCTTCTCGGCGAGCTTCCGGCCCCATCCGCGCTTGCCCCACGGCAGGAAGGGCTTGAGCCACATCAGCGAGCGAATGCAGCCGCAGCCGCGATAGACCTTGTCCTCGCCGATCTGCTGCAGGAACACCCACAGGGCGAGCTTGAAGCCGCGGCGAACGCGGCGAGGGAACGGCACGCCCTCCCAGGTGAGCCTGACCTGGACCGTCCCGTCCTCGGCCGGCCACCAGCCCTCCGGGCAGACCGACGCCGGATCCCGCAAGCGCTTGCCCAGTCGCGGATCGGGCTTGCCGATCTCGCACCCAGCCGCGCGAGGGCAGGTGAGGCACATCGCCATCCGCTCCTCGGTGAGCTTCGCGCGGTCGGCGATCGTCGGCCCCGTGGGGGTCTCGGGCTCCGAGCCGGCGGAGCGCTTCACACGGTTCTCGGCACAGCACGGTTTGCTGCTCATCCACACCCTCCGGTGCACTTGGTCGGCAGCCCGGGCTGCGTGACCGTGATGGTGACCTGCCAGTCGACCTTCTCCCCACACGTGCCACTGCCGCACGAGTTGTCGAGCGTGCCCTGCTGCCAGCCGGCGGTCCCTTCGTACCCCTCGCAGTCCCACTCCTCGGTGTAGTACTGCGTCACGCCGCCAGGAGCTCCGCCGCAGAAGTAGTACCCGGTCACGTCGGTGTTGCTAGCGACGCTCTCGATCTGCGGCGGACAAATGTCCTCGTTTGGGAAGAAGCTGGTCGGACCGGTCGTGGTGGTGAACCAGTTGTACACGCCGGGGGAGACTCGATCGAGTGTCTCAATGACCCGCGTCCAGGTCCCGACATATGACCCGGGCACACCCTCGGTGAACGACCACGACCAGGTGTAGGTCTCGATGAACTCCCGCCGCGCGTCGTTGGAGCCATACCAGATGTGCCGGACCGTCTCGCCCGATCCCGACACGGTCGAGCCCGACTCGACGCAGCAGCATCCGGGGAACTCATCGAACTCGAGCGGGCAGATGTGCGAGGTGATGCTCGAAATCCGCGGGCAGCTCTCGTCGCAGGTGCAGCAGTCAGGGTGCTGGTCCTCGTTCCCGGGAGCGCCGATGTCGAGGTAGATGTCGCCTGATCCGGGCGAGTAGGGCTCGGCATCGGAGCGGATCTTGAAGCACCGCCCCGCCTCGCCCCCGACATACATGTGCGCGCACTCGGGCGCCTTGCCGGGGCTGAAGTAGACGTTCGGCCCCTCGTAGTCCTCCCCGCACGGCTCAGCCAGGGCGAAGTCGCCGCAGCACGTGCACCGCGCGAACTTCCCATCGGGGAGCTTGATGAACTTCCCCGTCGCGGAGTTCTTCTTGAAAGAGCCGCCGGCCATGGATCAGCACGCCTCCGCATCGAGCAGGGCGTTGGGGTCGAACAGCTGCAGCACGCCATCCTCGTCGTAGTACGCCGTGCCGGGAATGTCGGTCCCGCCCGCGAGATAGGGGGTATCGGGCTGGAATCGCTTCTTGGGAGCCTTGTCGGTGCCGATCACCACGCCATAGAGGTCCTTCACGGTGTAGGTGAAGGTGCAGGTGGTGGAGCTGCTGCCGGCCGAGCCTCCGGTCTGCGTCACCAGCACGGTGAACAGATCGCCCGGAGTGCGTCCGCCGCGGATCCGCACCATGCAGAGCGCGACGCCCTCGGTCGTCCGGTCGGCCTCATCCTGCTTCCAGATGATCTGAAGCGGGCCCCGGGAGCTGCTGATCGGCATCGTGCCCGTCTGGGCCTTGGCGGCGGTGTGGAGCTCGTCATCGATCTCCACGAGTGCGATCGCCACCCCGGAGACGCAGCAGCGGCCGATCATCCCGGCCGGGATCGCCTCAGTGGTGACCACCAGCTCGAGGTCGCCCGCCGCGGGTGTGACGCCGCGGTAGCGCAGGCGCTCGGCGAACCCGTCGAGGTTCCCCGGGATGGTGTCCATCCCGACGTCGTAATCGTGGGGCAGGAGGGCGGGGCGCTCCAGTGTGAGAATCCGGTGCCGGCCGATCGGCTCCTCCGTCGCGTTGAGCACCAGGGCGTGCTGGAAGTGCTCGCGGGCCTCGGGCGTGCCCGCGCCGGTGCCGCGGAGCCTGTTCTGCCGCGCGGCCTCCATGGCGGCGTTCCAGTCGGGAGCGTCGATCCGGAGCGGCTGGCCGCTGATAACTTTGCGGAAGGTCGGGCCTGGCACAGATCACTCCAGATCGAGAGCATCGAAGTCGGAGGGGTCGTACACTCGCTCTTCGTACCACGCGATCGGAACCATGGTGAGCTGATTGGACTCTTCAGACTGGCGATAGAGCACCCAGATCACAGAATGGCCGCCATAGTTCACGCCGGTGAACTCGCCGGCGATCGTGCCGCCGGAGACGTTCGGCCGACACGAGAATCGGTAGGTGACCTCCCAATCGCCCTCGCTGCGCTTCTGGCCCGTGACATCTACCAGCAGGGCCTCGCCGGCCGCGAACCCGCGCCACTCGTCATCGTTGATCGTGCCCGTCGCGGCGTACCCGGCCGATTCGGCTGCGGCAATGTCCGCATTGGCGATGTAGCGTGTGAGGGTCAAGGCCCACTGAGGGTCGACCACGTCCGCGCCTTCGATCTTCCCATCGACGACGTTGATCGCCTGCTTGAAGTCCGGCGCCCCTGAGGACTGCTGCACCGTCTCCTTCGATGTCTTGATGTGCGCCGTGCCGCCGCCCGTTGTCCAGGACTCGCGGATGTCGCCTGTCTCGGGCCGCAGCCCGCCGCCGCCCGAGATGGCGTAGCGCACTGTGACGCGGAAGATCCTGTCGCTGTTGGGCTCCGGACCCACCGTGACGTCATCGAGCGGCCAGTCGCGGTAGTCAGCCGGAGCAACGGCCAGCACCGCCGCCTCGACGTCCTCGGCCAGGTCCGGCCCGTTGTCGGCGACGTCAGATTCGACCTGGTAGTCGAACTCCGCAGAGCGGTTCTTCCGCGAGACGCGGGGACCGGTGATCATGTCGGTGCGCACGACGAGGGCCATGCGCGCACCATTCCCCGCTCGGCGTTCAAGTCAAGCGGGCAGACGCGGTCACCTTTGGATCATCGACGCGGGGATGCGGACCCGGATTCTGCCATCGCCGTCGACATACACGCCCGGGAGATCAAGATCGAGGTGTTCCGCGCGATCAATCGGGACCTGGAACACCAGCACATCCCGCAGCTTCTCGCCTGGGTAGATGGGCCCGACCCTCACGCTCCCGATCGGCCGACTGCTCAGGCTGCCGAAGTCCACCAGGCGGTAGGTGTTGCCGAAGTTGTCCGTTAGCCGCTGCTCGTCGTCGGCGTTGAACGAGAGGTAGTCGATCTTCTTCGTCTGGCTCACGTTGGCGATCTCGATCTCGATCCGCAGCAGGGCCTCGTCGGTCTGTCGCTCCTCAGTGCGACCGAGGAATGGCGTAAGAGGAACGTGGCCGATCTTGGCTTCCAGGATCCGGAGCTCTACATCGCCGTGCCGGATCACGGAGTCGGCGCTGGGCCACTGCTCGTTCTGCGAAGGCAGCACGCCGGCGGTGCCGGCTTTGGACGCGGCCGCCGCCCTCTCGGCCGCCTCATTGGCCGCCCGGGTGATTCCGCCCACCAGCAGGCCCGTCGTGGCGACAACCACCAGCAGAGCAAGCCCGCTGATCGCGGAGCCGGCGATCGGTAGTCCGATGCTCGAGCCCTTCCGTGTGATCGCGACGACGAGCCCGACGAGCCCAAGCAGCAAGCCGAGGGCCGAGAGGGGCACGCTGATCAGGTTCACCAGCGGGATCCAGCAGATCAGGAACGCCAGAATCCCGAGAATGATCGACGCAACCCCCAGACTGCTTCCCCGCCGCGGCATCGCCACATTGAGCACCGGTGCGCCTCGCTGGTGCCCTTGCTCAATCGGCGGCGGCGAGATGTTCTGGTGCGGTGGAGCGATCGTCTTTGGCGACGCGGGCTGGACGCGAGAGACCATCACGCCCTTCCGGTTCGCCAAGCTCTGAGCCTCATCGGACGTCTTCGCCTCCACGGCCAGCTCGATGTCCTCGCCGGTGTCCGCGTCTGCGCCTGTAACTATGAACCTCATGGGGACCTCCCACCCCAGACTACCTGATCTCGGGGATAGGAGCAAGGGGAACATGAGATCGTGCCGTCTCAGGATCGCCGCGGAAGTGATGTCGGACCGGCGTCAGGTGAATACCGGACCCTGCGCCATCGACCTGAGGAGCGAGACTTGCTCGCGGCCCTGGTCGACCAGCTGCTCCGTCGCCTTCGCGGTCCGCTCGATCGGGCCCTTGATGGCGTCTGGGCGGAAGGCCTCGATCGCCCGCCGGCTCCCGGATGCGAAGCCGAACTCCCGCTGAGACTCCACCGCCCCGGCGCCGAGACCGGCCATCTTCCGAGACGTGTCGATCTGCTCCTTCCCGTCCTCGACCATCTTCCTCCGCAGCTCCGCCTCAGCCTTGAGCACATCGAGCCGGGCTTGGGCCGCCGCAACCGCCGCCTCTGCGGCCTCGATGTCCTCTGCCTTCGCCGCTGCGAGCTCCGCCTGGGCCCTCGCGAGTTCCATCATGATGTCGACCATCTTCTGCTGATGCCGGGCCTCCTCGATGACCTGGAACACGCCGGCGCTCTTGTTGAACTTCTCCATCCCAGCCCCGACCGCGCTGCCAAGTGCGGGACTGATCGCCGCCGCGAATCCTGTCAACGCCAGGCCCGCAGCCCGGAGCGCCGAGACGGCCGTGGAGATCACAAAATGCGTCGCGGTTTCGATGCCGGACTTCAGACTCGCGACGATGACGTTCATGACGCTCAGCGCGGCGTACTTCATCCCCTCCCAAACCTTGTTCAGCCCGGAAAGCCCGCTCAGGAACGTGACCTCGAGACCAGCCCAGAGGATCTCCGCGGCGAGCTGGATGTCTCCATACGCCAGTGCATCCGCGATGCCCGTGATGGTGTCGCTCGCGATGCTCTTTAGGGTGCGGAACTGCTGACCAAGCCAGTCCAGCACCCCGCCCAGGTCGATGAACTGCGTGCCCACCGCCGCCGCCGACGCCGCCATGACGATCATGAACCCAGTCGTCGACGTCAGCAGCCACAGCACGCCCGCGAACGCAGCCCCGAGCAACCCCACTGTCGCGGAGAACCCCGAGAGGACCAGGCCGGCGACGATGAACGCCCCGCCCAGCCCGATCACCGCGGCCCCGACGGCCGTTACCCCGACCGCCACCTGGGCGAGCATCACCACCAGCCCGCGGTTCTCCTGCACCCAGCGCGAGATCCCCGCCACGATCGGCGTGAGGGCCTCCGCCAGGGCGGTGATGCTCGGGGCGATCGCCGAGCCGATCCACACCCACACGGCCTTCATGCTCCGCGTGAGGGCATTCAGGGCGTCATTGAGCGCCGCGGCGGATGCGGCCGCCTCGTCGTTGAACGTGAGCCCCAGGTCCCGGGCCTGCCGCCGCAGCTCGTTGATGCCGGCGGATCCCTTGGAGAGCAGCGGGATGAGCATCGAGCCGCCGCGGCCGAGGATCGCCATCGCGGCCTCGGTGCGGACCGCCTCGTTCTCGACCTTCGAGAGCGCGTCGGCGACGGCGTAGAACTGCTCATCGGGGCTCATGCCCATCAGGGCCTCGATGCTCAGGCCGAGCGCGTCGAGGCTGTCCTTGGCCTCCTTGTTCCCCGATGCCGCATCCCCGAGCGTCTGCTGGAACTTCCGGAAGCCCTTCTCGAGCTCCTCGATGTTGGCGCCTTCCTGCTCGGCCGCGAATCCCATCTCGCTGATGAACTCGGTGGAGAGCCCCGTCCGCTTGTTCATCTTGTCGATCGCGTCCCCGACCTCGCTGAAGGTCTTTCCCGCGGCGTAGAGCCCGCCCAGCGTGCCCGTCCCCACCGCGGCGAGCCCGGCCCCCACCGCCGCTACCGCCGTGCCGAACGCCCTGAGCCGCTTGGCCGCCCCATCGAGCGTCCGCCGGAACGCCGTGTCGTCGGCGAAGAGCCGGATGAACGCCTCGCCCGCCTTGATCGATCCTGCCTTCGCCATGATCACGACCTCCTGAATGATTCGGCGAGCAGCTGCGGCAGCTCTGCCTTCGTCTTTCGCAGCGCCGGAGCCATGTAGGGCCGGGGGGCGATGCGGTCACGCTTCATCACTCCTGCCCTGGTCCTCCGCTGGGAGAACCCGCCGGCCTCGAGCACCTTGGGGACCAGCCCCTTCCCGCCAAGCTTCACCGGCCCGATGATCACGCCCCCGCGGGGCCCGTCGAACGCGAAGAAGATGTTCTTCTGCAGCAGCCCGGTGCGGCTCCGGGGCGGCTGCCCGGGCCGGCTCGCCCGCCGATACCGCTCTTTCTTGAGTGCCGCGGCGTACGCCACGGGAGTGAGCCCCTCCCGCTGAACCGTCTTGGCCTTGACGACCTTTCGGATAAGCCGCCGCGCGGTGCGCATCGCGGTGGCACCCGACTTCGCGTAGTACCGCCGCTTCTGCGCGTTGATCTGCTTCATCACCGCCGCGCGGTCGAAGAAGAGCTTCTTCACGTCTGCCCTGAGCCCGATGGTCGCCATGCCGGCACCCTATCCCTTCGATCAGCACCGCGGCCGCTGCAGGATAAAGAAGTCGCGGAGCACCGTGATCGGCTCCTTGGGGAGCGGGGCGACCTGGTCGAGCTCCCGCTCCCGCTGCTTGGCGTAGGGGTGGAAGTCCTTCGCTTCGAGCTTCCTGCCCCGCGGGCCCCGGTTGGCGCTGTAGATCATCGCCAGGACCTGCGAGGTGCGATTCCATGCGAGCTCGTCTTGCACCTCGAGCCGGCGGTTGGCCATGAGCCTCAGCTGGCCGAGGGTGAAGGGGCCGGGATCGAGGCCGAGGATGCCGGCACATTCGTAGATGTTCCGCCAGAGCGACTCCGCAACGCCTCGAGCCCCGCGTCGAACTGCGTCCCGGCCCGGCTCACCAGCTGGTCGATCGCGCTTGCGAACCCCGGGCTGTTCACCCGAGCGAGCAGCGCCTCCGCGGCCCGGTCCTGCGCTGCCCTGCCGGCCCGGTACGCCGCCAGGTAGGCCCCGCGGGTCCCCGGGTTCGGAAAAAAAGCCGCCAGGCCCTCCACGAGCGCGTCCGTCGCCAGCCCGAGGGCGTCGCCGCCGAGCGCCTCCCCGAACGCCTCGCTCCCCACACCCTTCTCATCCGCCTGGGTCTTCACCACGGCGAACAGCACGTTGCAGAGGAACACCGGGTCACCGATCAGCTTGGTGTAGACCTCGCTCTTGGGATCGAAGGCCTGCATCAGATCCACGCCCAGCGTGTCCCGCACCCGCGCGATGGTGGAGACGTTGATGCTGCACCGCCACACCCGGCCCTCCTGGTCTTTGAAGCTCCATGGAGGGAGGAGTGCGGCGTTGACGGAGGTCGGAGTGGTGGCGGTCATGAGCGTTCTCGGAAGCGGGTGCGTGCGTGAGCGTCAATCAGGACGGGGAGACGGTGAGGGTCGCGGCCGCGACGCCGATCACCGCCTGGGTGGGGCGGGCGGGATAGGCGGCGCTGCGGAAGGTGTCGTCGAGGATCGTGATCTTCTCGTTCGCCAGGTCCTCGGCGTAGACCGGTCGGACCCAGACGGCGTCGATCTGCGCCTTGGTGTCGCCTGACACCACACCCTCGGCGAACAGCCCCAGGGCGGTCGGGGCTCCGCTGTTGTCAAAGCCGGCCTCGATGCGGTCGCGGAGGGAGTCGAGGATCTCGTCGGTCATCACCGTGTCGAGCTCTTCCTCGTACTCGGTGTTCGTCTCCGTCAGCGTCACGGGGTCGATGATGATCGAACCGATCCCGAGAGAGACCTCGACCGGGTCAGTGTCGTCGTCGGTCTTTCCCTTGAAGCCGAACATCACCGTGATGGGCCGAGCCGGGAGCGGCGTCGCCGCGGTGGAGGAGCGGAGTACGTTCGATTCCGAGAGGATGGTGGTGAGGGTCGCCTCGGTGAAGGAGTCGTCCGGAGCCCCCTGGGCGTTGGCGGGCGAGGCCCACGCCGCGTTCGCGCCCGCCACCGACACGGTCGCGCTGGCGTAGATCCGGCTCCCGGCCGCGAGCGCCACATCCCCCGCCGGAATCGTGACGGTATTGCCATCGAACACGGCGTTGTCGAAGGTCTCGACGATGTAGGTGTCGCCGGTGTCGTCCGTGAACACCACCGGCGCGGCAGCCGACGATCCTGCCATCGCGGCATCGCCGAGCGCCACCGGGGCGTCGAAGGTGAGCACCAGCCCGTCCCCGCCCGGCTCCCAGACGGCCGAGGCGTATGACGGGGGTGGGGGCTCAAGCCAGGAGGGCGCCGCAGCGGAGTAGGTCGGCTTGATCACCACATCAGCCTTGATGGTGTCGTCGAGGGGCTCGCGGCGGGTGAAGGTGAGGACCTGGGCGTTGCACAGCAGGCCCTCCCCATCTTCGTCGAGGGGCTTGTCGAGCACGCGGAGCCCGATGGTGCCGCGGGACTGGTATGCCGCCTCGATGATCTCCTGGGCGGCCTGCTCGTCGTCCCAGAGGAGCTCAAACTCCACCGAAGCCGCCTCAATCGCCGCCACGGAGAGCGTGAACCCGCCGGAGGCCCGGTGCGTCGCGTCCGCCTCCGTCATCGAGGCATTGAGCGTGCAGTCTCGCGCGGTCCCGACAGTGGTCCACTCCCCGCCCCCGCCGGTCATCCCGCCGGAGCGAACCTGCAGAACGGCCTGAAAGCCCAAGCGTGCCATGGTGTACCTCGGAGGGGATGGGGAGAGGGAGCGGGGGAATCCAGGAGGGAACGGGAGGGGTGACGCCCGCGGCGGCCTCGACCATGGCGACCGCCGCGGGACTTAGGTCGCCCCATGCCTGCCGATCAGGGAGTGACGTCGGTCGGGGCGGTGGCGGAGTAGGTCGGGCGGATCCGCAGCGTGACCATGATCACGCCGTTGAGCGGCTCGCCGCGGGAGAACTCGAAGATCTGCCCGTCGAACATGACGCCGCGGCCGCTGGTCGCATCGAGGATGCGGAAGCCCTTGGGGGTGCGGGCCTTGTAGGCCGCATAGAGGGCGTCAAAGGCGGTCTCGCCCGGCGTCCACAGGAGCTCGGTCTCGATGCTCAGGTCCCGGAGCGTCGCGGCCGTGAGGGTGAAGCCGCCGGCGGCACGGGTGGTAACGTCCGCCTCCTGCATGGAGTCGCTGTTCGTGACGTCGCGGGCCTGGGGAACCGCGACCCAGCTCGGCGTCGCGCCGATCAGGTTGTTGGAGTACTCGAGCGTCGCGTTCATTCCGAGCTTCATGGATCACACTCCTGGGTGCCCGGTCTGGGCTTGGCTTGGTTTGGCGATGGCGGAAGGGCCGCGGGGCCCGGGTCAGGCTGAGGTGTTGCCGCGAACGCTGAGCTTGTCGCCGCTGGTGCCTTCAACGGTGATGGTCGCGAGATCGACGCCGATGAACACACACCCTTCCCCGGGGGAAAGATCGGCCTCGCCGCTCTCGCAGGAGATCGTCACGGGGTCCTCGTTGTCGGAGGCGGCGACGACGTCGACATCGGCGTAGAGGCGATCGAGGGCGGTGAGCGGGGCGGGCTCGGCACCGATCTCGTGGGTGAAGATGACGGGCTTGCGAGTTGACATCAGATCTCCCTCCTGGCGATGTAGTTGGCGATCAGCACGGCCCGCAGGACCCGATGCTCATCGAGCGACAGGGCGCTGATGTTCTCGTCGTCGTCGGGGCCTTCCTCCACGCTCAGGAGCGAGGCCTCGACCTCGAGCTCGTCGTGCTCAAGCTGCCGCGCCCCCCAGAGCGTGTCCTCTACCGACTTCACCACGCCGGCGAATGTCACCGCGGCGGCAAAGTCGTTCTCATCCGCGTCCTCGGGGTCCCGGCCCTCGCCCAGCCGCTGCTCGAGCAGGACCTGGACCGCCAAGGGGTTGACGTCGACGGTGCCGCGGCTGCTCAGCGTGAGGACCGATCGTCGCGGGCTCACCGACACCCGGATCCCGGTCCCCAGAGCGTCGACCGGTGTCTCCGGCCGGAGCGTGCGGGTCACCTCGGGGAAGTCCGGATCGGGCTCCTCCGCGTGGTTCTCATCGAGCAGGTCCGCGACCGCGGCGGTGATGGCAAGGAGCTCGATCATGCCTCCACCCCGATCCTGACGGTGTGCACACGCGTCGATTCGTGCTGCAGGCCTTCTCGCCGGAACGGGCCGTCGCCAGCTGCGGAGACGATCTCCCAGACTTCCTCCACCTCCCCATTGGTCTCGACGATGACGTCGCCCTGGCGGGGGTCGAAGGGCTCATCATCGATGAGCATCGCGGCGGTCTCGAAGCAGAAGTCCCGGTAGCGCACCAGGGTGGAGCCGTTCTGGTCGATCTTCTCCGTCCGGGTCACCGAGACCGTCGCGGGGAGGGTGAGCTCCACGGCCGACTCGCCCTTGCCGCGGCGATACACCACCTCGTGCGAGACGCTTGCGCGCCGCACCCGGTGGAGCATCGTCGAGCCTTTGCGGAGCAGGTCGGGCATGGGGGGCTGGTGGGATTGAGAGTGGGCTGGTCGAGACGAAGAAGGGCAGGGGGCTGGCGACCACTCAACCAGCCCCCTGCACGCTCACGCTTCAAGAGGCTCAGGTGCCCTGCACGCCGGCGGGGATGAGCTTGGTGGAGACGAAGGAGTCGGTCGTGGCAGCGGTGCCGATCGCGACGCCACAGAGCGTCGCGCCCGAGGCGATCTGCGTCGCCACGCCCGCGCCGTCTTCCCAGTAGACCTTCTCGCCCACCAGGATGTCCTTGCCCGCGCCGGTCGCCTTGGGGAGGTCCCAGACGCCGTCGATGTTCACCGCGCCGAGGGCGTTGGCGGCGATCGCGGAGGGGGCGACGCCCACCAAGCCCGCGGAGAGTTCCACCACCTGGCCGGCAGAGACCGCCGAGCCCGGGGTGTGGTCGATGTTCGAACCGGCCTGCTTGTAACGAGCCATCACGGTCTGTGCCATTGGAACCCTCCTGGGTCGGCTGGTGTACCTGTCCCGCCCCGCCCTTCAAGAAACACGCCCCCGGCGTTCTCACGCCGGGGACGGTTGAGTCGAATCAGGGGAGGACTACTCCTCCGCGGTCACGCCGGTGACCTTGACGGCGCCGCGGTGATCCTGCTTCTCGACGCCCAGATCCCAGAACGCGCGGGTCTGGAGGCCGAGCATGTTGAACTGCGTCTCATCCTGCTCGATCGTGGGGTTGCGCTGGCCTCGCAGGTAGGCGAGCTCGATCGCCGAGACCTGCATGGGATCCGCCAGGAGCATCCAGTGCGTCGCCGATCCGCCGGCGATCGCGGCGTTGTTCATGTAGGGCGATGCGAGCGGGATCACCTTGCCGGCGTGAGGGTTGCTCGCCGGGCGGGCCTCCCCGTCGTCGTTGAACTGCGTGATCATCGTGTCCTTGGCGATCTGCCCCGCGAGGGTGGCGGTCGCGTTGGGGACCAGGAGGAACTTGGGCTCGACCATGATGGGCTTGCGCGCCTCATCGACCTGGTCGAGGAACATCTGCATCGCGATCGTCAGGGCCGAGATCGACAGCACCGTGTCGGTGCCCTCGAGCAGGTTGGCGTTCGCCTCGCTGAAGAAGTCCCCGCTGTTGTCGAGGAGCACGGTGAACACCAGCTCCTCGCGCTTGATGAAGGCGTCGCGGCCGAGGATCTGGGCCTTGGAGGTCAGCGCCCCCAGGTCATCGTTGATGATGTCCTGGCGGGTGAGGGTGAGCATCTCGCCGTAGGTGTCGGCCTGGATGCCGTAGCTCTCCTCGCCCAGGCGGGTGTGCTTGAGCTCGCCCGCCGGCCCCACCTTGGTGAAGCCGCCGCGGCCCGTCAGGCGGTAGCGGGTGTGGCGCTTGAAGTCCCGGACGTTGCCGATGCTGCAGATCTGCTCCGCCACAGACTTGAAGCTCATGAACGTCTGGAGCAGAGCCTTGTTGGCCAGGTTGGAGAGGATCCCCGACACCGAGATCGTCGAGAACCCGCTGGCGCGGAGCTCCTGCTCGGCGTCGACCGCCGCGCGGAGGGTGTGGACGCCGAACGAGCCGGCACGCACGGAGCGGCCGCTGGCGCGGATCACCTCGTAGAGCAGGCCCTGCACGCCCAGGTCGCGGAGCCCGCGATCGTCGGCAGCCTCCAGGACCCGCTCGTCGAACTGAGCCTCCATGAACGAGGCGCTGAGGCCGATGCCGCGGCCCAGGGCGGCCTCGAGCACCTCCCCCTGCGCCGGGGCGTTGCGGTCACGAGTCGGGGCGATCTGCGGACGCGTCGCCCGGAGGGCGGCCAGTTCGGCCTTGTCGGCCGTCCAGCCGTCACGGATCGCCTGGGCGCGGATGGTCCGCACCCGGGGATCGGCGGCGTCGAGCCGACGCTCGATTCCCGCCACACGCTCACGCTCGGCCTGAAGGTCGGCACGCGTGAGCACCGCGGGGGCGTCGGGATCGTCGCCCGCCTCGAGGACGGCCGTCTCGCCGCCATCGCCGGCATCGTCGTCGCCCTCGCCCGCGGCGGCGCCGGAGGCGGCGAGCTTGCGGACGGGCTCCTTGGAGGCCTTCGCCTTGGCGCGCTTCTTGGTCGCCTTCGCCTTCTTGCGGCCGGTGATCCGGGTCGGCTCAAGCTCGGAGTCGAGGTTCGCGTCAGCGTCCTCGGTCTCGCCCTCGGCCGATGCCTGGAGTTCTGCCTCAAACGCCGCACGGAGCGTCTGCTCCTGCTCGGAAGTGAGCTCGCTCACCTCGCCCCAACCCTTGGCCTTCAGCCACGCTTCAAACGTCATGGTGCTCTCCTTGGCCGCGATCGCGGCGGTGGTGTTGTCGTCCGCGCCCAGCGCGACAAAGCTGACTTCCTTGATGCGAGAACTCCTCGCGATCAGGACCGGGCCGGTGAACTCGCGGCCATTGACCAGCACGCGCTGGCCCTTGCGAACTTCCTCCACATCCCCGAATGCGGCCGTGATCGAGGCCTGCCAGGGGAAGCCGTCCTTGGCGGACTGGATCACTTCCTGGCTCACCTGACCGGCGCCCGACGCCAGCCCGGTGACGCGCACGTCCCGGCCGGTGTTCTCGATCTGGGTCGTGTGCCCGACGATCAGCGCCGGGTTGTGGTCCTTGAGCACCGGCACGGTCGAACGCGGGACCTGCATCCCCGCCAGGTCGACCACGATCGGGAGCTTCTGGCCCTTGAACACGCCGCGGAGCTCCACGCCCGTGTAGGCCATGAGGGCGAACCGCGGGACGCGCATCTGCCCATCGCGATCGAACTCCACCGCGGCGCGGAGCAGCTCGATCGAGCCGGGCTCGGCCGACCTGCCGGCGCGGAGTGTGCGTGCGGGGGCGCGGCTCATTCGTCTTCCTCCTGGCCGTCGGAGTCGTCGTCCGTCTCTTCGCCTTCATCAACGCCGGCCGGCACCGGGCGGCCGGTGTCGTCGTGCTGCGTCGGGACCGGGATCCCAAGCTCCCGCATCCGCGCCAGCTCGCGGGCACGCTGCTGCAGCGACTCCTCCCAATCGAGGCCCTCGCGGGCGTACTCGATCGCGAGCGTGGTGGTGTTGGACGCCAGGCGGGTCGCCTGGGCGCTCGCCTCTTTCTGCGGGTCGACGTGCCCGACCCCGTCCCAGAACCACTGGTGAGCGGGCAGGATTTCAAAGCTCTTCCGCAGGGACTGCGGGAGGTAGCCCTCGATCAGCGCCGCCTCATTGAGCCATTCAGCGAGCAGGGCATCGAGAACGACCAGCTCGCAGTCATCCTGCTCAACCCAGAGCGACGCCTCATAGACCTGGTAGTCGAGGCGGCCGCTGGCGTAGTTGTACTTGCTCGAGTCCCCCGCGGCCTTGTTGTACGGCATGTTGAAGCAGCGGCCGATCTCCGCGATCAGCGTCGCCTTCGCGCCGGGATAGGTCGTGGTGGGCTGCTCGGACTTGAACCCCGACAGCTCCCACCCCTCGGGGAGGATGGTGGTCTCGTTGGGGGCGATGTCGATGACGTCAAACGGCACCGCCTGCTCGTTCTCGTTCACCGCGGAGGACTGCGTCTTCAGAACGCGGGCGGTGTTCGCCGCCGCCTCCGCGGCCGCGACGGTCGCGAGCGTGTACCGCCGCAGCATCGCAAACAGCGGGAGCGCGGGAGTGATCTCTGGCACGCCGCGGTTCTGGCCCTCGCGGTCCCGGCGGAACCAGTGAATCACCTTCTCGGCCGGCACGCGCTCGAAGTCGTCGGGCAGATAGTGTGCGACGTCCGAGCCGGGGTGCTGCTTCAGGATGTGGTAGACGCTCGGGTTGCCGAACTCGTCGAACTCGATGCCGTCGACCACGTTGGGGTTGTGGAGCACGCCCGAGGAGCTCTCCAGGCTGGTGACCTGGTCGGCCTCCACGCCCCGCAGATCGAGCTTCACCGGGTGGCGGAGCCGCTCGTTGGAGCTCATCACCGCGAAGGCCTCGCCCGCCTCAGCCTTGGCGATCCGCATCAGCCGGAGCTTGGAGGCCAGCCGGGTCGCCTTCGCCCAGAGGGCGAACTCCCGCTGCACGAACTTGCGGTCCTGCGTGCTGAGTCCCGAGTCGTCGCGGATGTGCAGCCGCGGCCCGGTCCCGATGGTGTCGTTGGCGAGCGTGAGCAGGATCCCGCGGGCGTAGCAGTTGTTCGCCGCCTCATACCTCGCCCGCTCACGCAGGCGCTTGCGCACCCAGGGATTCGCGGCCGCGTTCGCCGAGAGGGCGTCGGCGGCGGCCCAGTGCAGCGAGTTCGCGTCCGAGTCCTGGGCGGCATCGAACGAAGCCCGGAGGGACCGCGGCTTGCCGGCCGTCAGGACGCGCGGCGAGGCGGCCTCGCGGCCGCGCTTGGCGGATTGTGCTGCTCGCTTTGCCATGTCAGTAAGCCGACGGGGGCGGGGGACGGTGGACCAAGCGCCGAAGCGGGCTTCCGCCGCTCAGCGCGTCGTTCTCGGAGAGGTGCTTGTCCGCGGCGATCTGATCAGCCGGCGAGTGCTGCTCCGTGGAGGCCCCGGCCTCGCTCTCGGAGTGCTTGCGCGGTCCGACGGCGTTCTCCCGGATCGCGTCGCGGATCGTCTCGTCAGTGGCCATGCGGCAAAGAGAGGGCGCGGAGCGTCACGATGCGCGTCGATGGGGCTCGCGCGACCGCACGGAGTTCCACCGGTGGACTTGTGGCGCAATCTGAGGGGTTCGGCGGCGTACCTGAGGGGTGCGGCCGCTTATCTGAGGGGTTGACCCCGGAGACAGCAGGTCCGCTAGACCGACCGCTCCCGGGTGCTCATCATCCGCCCGCAGTTGCGGCACTCACGGCGGCGGAAGACCGAGCCGTCGCGATGGGGCCGCGTGTAGTACACGTGGAAGTGTCCGCAGCCGCAGTTGCGGCACCGAAGCCCCCTGGGCTCCGAGGCCGGGGTGGGATCGGGCTCGGCCTCCACGTCGAGCTTGGGAGGCTGGGCGGGCGACGGGGTCGGGGGGGTGCCGGAGGGCGCGAGCGAGAACCCCGAGGCCTCCTCGGGCGGCCGCACGATCCGCAGGGAATCTGTCGGCCGCTCTCCCGCCGGCTGCATGCGCGTGGTCGCCTCCATCATCGGCCTCAAAGAACAATGCGGCGGCGGCCGCGAAGATCTCGGCGCGAGCCGGAGCCCGCGCCCCCTCCGCCCGGGGTCACCGGCACCTTCCACACCACGGTGTAGTAGGGCCGGCGGTCGGCCTCGCTGTTGTTGCGGCTGGCGTATTGGCCGGTGGTTGCACCTCCGGTCCGCCAGTGCTTGAGCGAGAGCGTCGTGCCCAGCGCGGCCTGGAACGTCGCCGCCATCTCGGCGTTGCTGACCGTGAACGCCCCGGTGGAGCTGGGGTTGGGCCAGGAGAATCCGTTGCCCGGTTCATCGGCCGCGATGTCGCTCCCGACGCCCTGTGCACCAGCGGTGTTCCACGGCAGCACCCCGACCATGGCCTCCTCGCCATCAAACTCCATCGTCCGGTGGTTGTGGCTGCACCCGTAAATGCCAAAGACCTCGTCGAGCTCCTCACAGTCAAACTCGGTGAGGACCTTCCGCACCAGGTGCGTCTGACCCGTCGTCCCCACCGAGGTGCAGTACTTATGCATCGTGACGGACACGACCTCCGCCCCCTCGGGGATCTGGCGATCCCCGAAGATCGGGTCCGTGAGGTCGATCCGCTCAAGCGCGGCCCGCACCTGGCCGGAGCTGCCGTTGATGATGACCGTCTGCCCGCCGCCATTGACTGCGTTGGCCGACGATGCGTTGATGGTGCAATCCTCGGTGACCATGAACCGGCTGGAGTACTCCGTGCCGGGGGTCGGGCTGTCGGGCTCCTCCACCCAGTCAAAGTCGAGCTCCCACGATGCAGGGTCGATCACCTTGAAGCCGACCTCGCCGGTGCTGTCATCTTCAAGCTGCAGCAGCAACGCGGATGGACCGTTGCGGATCATGTACTGCACGATCGCATTGAGCCCCGCGCCGCTCAGCTCGTACACGGCCGCGCCCGCCAGGTCGCCTCCACTGAACATCGGCGGCTCAGAGAGCCCGGTCCCCGAGCCGGTGCTCCACGATGCGGCCTCGACGGCCGAGATGCCCGTGATGCTCGAGCGCCGGACCTCCACCCCCCGCGTGCCCGGAGACGGCGAGTCCGCAGTGATCTCAAACCGCAGCTTGGCGTTCGCGACGAGCACCCGCGAGAGATTGTCGGCATCAACCGCCGCCTGCACATCCCAGAACACCAGCGGCCGCCGGCGGAACGTCCCCTCGCTTGCGCGGAGTTCGGTCACGTCGAGCTGCGGGATGTCGAAGAGCTCGTACAGGCCATTGAATGTGGCCGGCGCGAGAGCCGTCACGGTTCCGCTCGTTGCCATGGTGCCTCCGTTAGCCCGACTCCAGGATCGCAGAGACCACCACGCGGCCCCATGCCTGATACCCCGCCTCGCTCAAGTGGGCCTCATCGAGGTCCGGCGCGACGGGGTTGTTGTAATACGCCTCCTGAGTCTCGGTGAAGAAGGGCGAGCCCGCGTCGCGCGTCGCAACAGTGAAGGTGTCGCGGAACTGCTCGGCGGTCTTGAGTGCATACCCATTCACGCCGGCGACGTTCGCGGCGTAATCCGCATCGGCGCACAGCGACTCCATCGCGGCCACCATGGTGGAGCCGACGAAGCCCGCCTGCGGAGAGACCGCCTGGGGGTGATAGCCGCCGATCAGGAAGTACAGATCCGACTCGGCATACCCGCACACCGCGACCCAGATGTCCCTCAGCCGGTTGATGATCGACGCGGTGTTGATCACGAACCCGCCCTCGGTGTTGCTGGGCACGCCGACTTCGTTCCCGTTGCCGAAGCCGTCGCCGCGGCCGTACAGGATCGCATCGGCGGTGTCCTGGGCGTCGTTGCCGCCCATGAGGATCTGCACCAGCAGGACCGGCGCGAGCGCGTCGCCGTTGGCCTTCACCTGCCGCGAGGCCATGAAGCGGAAGTACTCGGCGAGCGCCGCATCGGTGCAGTTGTTCGCCAGCATGTCCGCGATGGTGCGCGCCGACTGCTCGCCCGCGTACGCGAAGGTGCTCACGCGGCATCCGCGGTAGGCGTCGGAATCCTCGACCGACTGGTAGAGGATCCCCACCGAGCCGCTGATGTTTCCGCCGCTGTAGCGTTGCAGTCGGAAGTACAGGCCCGTCCCATCCGTCGGGGCCATCGCGGCGAACAGCTTGGAGACGGTGTGGAAGCCCTCAGTTCCCGGGAGCGCCAGTGTCGAGGCCGATCCGGGATGCACGGTTGCCCCGGCGATGCCGCCACCCAGATCCGTGTACGCGGCCGGGTTGAGCGCTGTCGCCGCGCCGCTCGCCGGGATGTAGACCCGAGCGGAGTACCGCAGCTCGCGGGCGATGTTGAGCGGATGCTGGGAGCGGATGCTGTATCCCGAGAGCGCGTTCTCGGTGCTCGACCAGTTGGTGATGTAGTCTCCAAAGCAGGGGAAGTACGCAGGCGACTGCGGCAGCAGCGCAGCCTGGAACGCCGAGGGGGCAGACGAGAAGTCTCCGCCCACAGAGAGCCCCACCGCCCCGCCCGCGCTGACATCGCCCGACACCGCTCCCCATCCGCCGGTTGTGCCGGCGAAGGGCATGATCGCCGCGCCCCAGCAGCCCAGCGCTGCCGACCATGCGTAGGTCATCCCCTGCGCGTGGCCGGTGACCTGGTTGCGCTTCATGTTCGAATCTCCGATGATGGCGATATCAACGCGCCGACGCTGCGCAGCGCGGCGAAACCCCCCGAATGCCGTGCTGTTGATGATGGCCGTCACGTCGAGCTCCTCAGTTCCAAAGCAGCACCCACCGCGCGCCGCGCTTCCGCGCCGCGTCGATGAGTGAGGGGTCGTTCTTCTCGTGATGCGTGTACGCCCACCCGCCGGCCCCCCCCCACTCCGCCGCAGCCTGATCCATCGCCGCGAGCACCTGGACCGGCGTGTAGATGAAGTCGTCGTGCACATACCCCGCGAGCACGGGGTAGCTCAGGTGCTTGTTCGTCGTCTGCGCCGCGAGGCCGATCGTCTTGTCAACGCCCGTCGCGTGGTTGATGACCGGCCCGTCAAAGCCCGCTTCCCTCAACGCCCAGACGGTCCATTCGATCGCGTGCTCGGCCCACGGCCGCACCGTCGCCTTGCCGCTGTAGGTCTCGTACGACCACCGCTCATGGTCGATCAGCCAGGTGATCTGGTCGATCTCCCCCGCCGTCATCCCCAGCGTGCCGCGCAGGTCGCGGTAGGCGAGCCGCAGAATGTCCCGCATCTTGTTGGCCCACTCCGGGCCGAACGGTTCGGGCTGGCCTTCAACGCCCGGGAAGTCAATGAACGGGTTGACGAGCTGGATCACCCCGCCATCGCCGATCGCCCGCACCCGGCGGATCACGTTGCGCGGGTCGGAGTACCGCACCTGCTGCTTGTCGCCGTCGTCGTCTACCAGCCACTCGTGGTGGAAGTTCGCCCACTTCGCGCCGTCAAGCTCGGGGCCTTTGCCCCACGAGTTGTTGTTGATGCGGAGCTTGGGGATGCTCAGTACATCGCCCTTGTTCGGTGGGTGCCAGCGCACCACCTTCGTCTCGGCAGCCACGGGCATCGTGGTGGGGGGGAGTCCTCCCGCGGGTGCTGCATCGGGCACCGCCACGAGCGTGATCGCCAGCAGCGACATGAGAAGCGTAACGATGGGTGTCAGGAATCGCATGGTCAATTGGTTCTCACGCAAGCAGCCAAGGCCGTACACAGAGGTCACAGAGACGGAGCGCAGAGGTCACAGAGTTACACCCGTGGCTCCCACCACGCGATGTGCGGAGCCTTGTTCCCCTCGCGGTGCAGGTATGTCACTCTTTTGCTCTGCTTCGTCGCATATTCGATTTCGCGAGCAGTGCTCTCGCCGATGTAGCCGTTCTCGTTCACAACAAAGAGTTCATCAGCGATGTCGATCTTCCGAAGGTGCAACTGATCCATAGCCTCAGCAACGCCCTCGTACTCTGCCAGATGATGCTCTCTGTCGCTGTAGCACTTCGGGAGCAGGTGGCATCCGAGCGCGATAGCCCCAGCCTTCTCGATGATCCACATCGCCACGGCCATCGTCTCGATAAAGCGAGTTGAACCCGACACTGCAACGATCGTTGGTCGCTTCATACTCACCTCCCTCCAAACCACTCACTCAGGAACGCGAAGATGTCCATGGATTGACAGCCGGCAACGCCATCGCAGGCTCCAGCACGATCGGACCCGATGAACCAATCCGTGATGAACGCAAAGATGTCGTTGACGTTCGTCACCGCGTCCCGGTTGTAGTTGCCAACGTTCGGGTTCCTCGATACCTCCACCCGCATCGTCACCCACCCGCCGAACCAGCCGTGTCCGTCCTCGATCAGCGGCTCAACGTCGGTGAAGTAGTCGATCCGAAGGGTGAGGATCGCGTCCATCGGGTGGAAGCCATGCTGGCCCTCAAACACCCACGGCTCGTAACAGCCGGGTCCGCAGTCGGACAAGGGACCCCACCAGTTCGCCGCGTTCCAGTCCATCGTGACGTTGATGGTCGCGCCCGCTTGAAACTCGTCCCATGTCGGCGTGTTGGGGAGGCGATCAGGCCAGTCGTAGGTGTACCCGTCGCATGTGCCCCACTGCCCCACCTTGATGCCGAAGGTGTCAATGCTCGGGTTCCATGCCCGGCGGCATCCCGACACCTCCACCATGCGGAGCGTGCGGTCTTCTGCCCAGAGCATCGTGCACCACGGCTCCCACAGATCGCCCACACCCTGCCCCCACGAGAACAGGTAGTCAGAGCATGGGCTGTTGCTCCACGTCTGGAACTGCGCCACCTGATCGTTCACCGGGCAACCCTCGGGCCAGTGGTCATAAGCCCACGAGTCGGGCCGGTCATAGACGCGGAACGGCCTTCCCACCTGCTCGCGGACGCACGATGGGTCGCTCGTGTTGTTGCGGGACATTGCCGTCGTCATCGCCGAGACGGTGATGGTGTCGCCCTGCGCAAACACCGGCGCGGCCACGCTGACGCCGACGATGAGCGAGAGGATCGAGTAGATGTACGGGCGGATCTGCGTCATGGACGGACTCCTGTGTTGATGACGATGTGCCCACCCTCAAACGCCCTCACGACCGCAATCCCGCCCAGACCCACCAGCACCGCCGCGATCGCCAGGCGGAGCAGGATCAGCGTGAGCATCCGGGCCCGGCGGGCGTTCATCACTCTCTCCGTTGCTCGATCGTGCTCTTGGCGATGTCGACGATCTCGCGGGCCATCTGCACCGTCGCCTTCGCGGCCTCGCTGCCGGCCGCGTGAGACGCCGCTGCACGCTCCGCAGAGGAAGACGATGCCCGGTTGTTCTCGCTCATCGCGACGTGGGACTGCACTACGTCCTTCAGGATGTACTTCCATGCGAAGTACATGGCGATAAGCCATCCGCCCGGCTTGCCGACAAAGCCCAACAGCTCGATCACAACCGCCATCTCGGACGGTCCCTTCGCCACGGTGGCAAGTAGCAGAGTGATCATCTCGAACGCCTCCTGCGTGGTCTGGGTGCTTGGAAAGTCCCGGGCAGGCCGGTAGGCCCGCCCCGGACTGGTGGTCGATTCAGGCCAGGGCGCCGATCGCGATATTCAGCAGGACGGTGCTCACGCGGTGCACGGTCGAGTTGATGAACTCGCGGACCTCGCGGGCGGCGGCGATCCCGTACGCGGCCTCGAGGAAGCGGAGTGAGTTCACCACGCTGGCGAGCTCGGACTTCGCCGCGGCGTCTTCGGGGTTCAGCAGGAGCGACGCGTGCAGCACCGCCGCGCGGGCGAGGGAGCGCTCAATGAGCTCCCGGTCCTGGTGCGTCACCTTGGCGAGCATCCCGTCGGCTCGTGTCCGCAGGTCGGCCAGGACCGCCTGGGCTTCGGTCTCCATGAGGGCTTTGAGGTCCATCGGGGTCCTTCCGGGTTCAGGGGGTGGGGTGGAGTGTGAGGGAGGGAAGGGAACCAGAACGCCGCGACTTCAGGCGGCCCGCGGGCCCGGCACACGACCGGGCCCGGCTCCAGGGAAGCCGGCACGGACTCACGGAGAACGGCTGTTGGAGTCGGCGTCCTGTTTGGCCTCGCTGACAGCGCGACGCCAGGCGTGAAGCTCGCCCAGGTAGCTCGCCCGCTGCTCAGCGGTGAGCGAGGCGTCGTCGATGACGTAACGCTCGTACCGGGGCCCGATGGTCTGATTCGCGGCCGTGTCGCTCGCGGAGACGAGCGTCTCATACCCGCTCCCGCCGGCACAGCCCGCGGTGCCGAGCGTCAGAATCGTGGCCGCGGCCGCGAGAACAATGAGCCCAAGGGCGGAACGTGGAGTGCGCATCGACGGGTCTCCTGAGTGGTGAGGGGTGCGGTTTGGGTCAACGCGCGCACCATTCCCACCACCAGGCCCCGGGTCAAGTGCGATCGCTCCGCTCCCCGAATCCCCACCGGATGCTCCGGGAAAGCTCCGGGGTGATCGGCGTCTCGTGCTCGGGCCTGTGCCGCGACACCATCTCGCGCGGGAACGCCCGCACCTTGCCGAGCAGCACCACCCGGGCCCAGAGCCCGTACCCGCGCCACAGCACCGTGCCGATGTAGATCGCCCGCATCCGCACCCCGACCCGCACGCTCACCAGCACCAGCTCGCCGCGGACCGGCTCCCATCCCGAGGCCTGCCGGCTCGCCTCCAGGAACTCATGCGCGGCGAACGTCTTGTCGAGCTCGGCGTAGGGACGTCGACCGCCCGGTTCACCATCCGCCTTCCTTGGCGCGGCGCGTCGGCCCATGGGTCTCCTACGACTTGAGCACCATGTCGGGGATCGGGGGCGCGGGAGGGGTGGGTGGGGCCGGGCGCTCAAGCCGGGTGTGCGGACTCGTTGCGCGATCGAAGCAGCCCAGCAGACGCATCGACGCATCCCTGATCCCCAGGGACAGATCGCTCAGGCGGGCGAGCTGCAGCTGCACATCCGCCGGCTTGGCCCAGGCGGGCAGGCTCCTGGGCGAGCACAGGCTGGTGGCATCGAACGTGCACCGCGCCGCGACGTCGATACACGTCCGGGCCTGCTGGAGGTTGGACTCGATGATCCCGAGCACCTGCTGAGCGATGTCGGGCGGGACCCGCTCGCCCCGGCCCATCATGAGCGTGCAGAGCTGCAGCGAGTAGGACCGCCGCGGGTCAGACTCCCGGATCCGGGCGCATGCGAACACCATCTCGAAGTGCCGCTCATCGCTCGTTGCCTCGACCAGGTCGCAATCCTCGATGCTCGCGCGGGTGCACGGCCAGCCCGCGCAGTACAGGTCGCCCTGGTCGTTCACCGCCGCGACCAGCCACCGCTCCCCGCTCGGCCGGTGCAGGACCGCATCGCCCGCCCGGATCTTCTTCGCCGTCGTCATCGGATCACTCCTTCCCCCGACCCAGTTGCCTGAATACCTTCTCCGCTGCTCGCTCTGCCTCGATCCTCTCCTGCTTCACCTCGAGCGCCTGCAGTGCGAGGATCACCTTCCGCGTGGCCGCCAGGTCCATCGTGAACCCCACGCCAGTCCCGATGTCATTGACATAGATCGTCGCGAGGCCGGTGAGCCAGTTGGGATCGCCAATCGCGATGCTCCGGCTTCCGCACTTGATGCGCTTCCTGCTCATCACCGCCTCCTTACTTCGCCACGCGATAGATCCACTCGGTGAGGTCGACGTCGCCCTTGCTCGGGTAGTCGACGATGGTGAGCTTGCGGAGCTTCCCGAGGTCCTTCTCGAAGCTCGACGAGCTCCCGCCGCGGCCGGCTTCCTCCGCCAGTTCCGCCCTGGTCAGACCGCCTGTCCTCAGCAGAGCATCCACGATCGCAATCTGGCGCGGCTCCAGGGCGCTGCGGATCCCCTCGTAGAGATCTCCCGCCGTGAACCCTTTGCCCTTGGGCGGGCACATCGCCAGCCCGGCCTCGGTGAGCCGAAGCGTCCCGCCGCTCGGATACTCGATGAGCCCGGCCGTGCGGAGCGCTCCCAGGTCCTTCTCGTAGCTGCTCGATGAGGACCCGCGGCCGGCGATGAACGCGCACTGCTCGCGCGTCACCTCTCGCATTCCCCGGCCAGCCCACCGAGACAGCGACTCGATCACCTTCCACTGCCGGGGCGGGAGCTCGCCCGCCTGGCCAGTCGTGGCCTTCGCGGCGGTAGACCCAGACGGAATCCGAGAGGGTGCCGGCTTCGCCATGTTGGCCCGTGGGGCCGCCGTGGGCCGTTCATACCTCACCGCCGCCTCGGACAACGGAGGGCTCACGGTGCCGCTGTCGGCCGATCGTCGGGCCGCTTGGGCGACACCCTCGCGAATGAGCGCCAAGCCGTCCGCCAGAGACATCACCATTTCACGGGCGTCTTCGAATGCCTGGACCATTCCGCGAACGCCCGGCCGCAAACGGGCCACCTGGGTGCGGAGCTCGTCCCGCTCTGCCTCGGTGTCTCGAACCGCGGCTTCCAGCCGATCGATCTCCGCCTGCATCGCCCTGGTGCCATTGGCATGCGGATCCGACTCCCCGCCGGCCAGCGCCGCCGCGAGATCATCCTCGAGCTGCTCGATCCGCGCCCGCAGGTGCTTCGGGTCGTGGGCCACCCCCAGCTTAGCGGCCACGGCGAGCGCACCCGTAACCAGCGCGAGGTCGATCGCCTGCACCACCGCCGGCTGTTGTCCGTGGTCGGGCGTCGCCGAGCTGTCGAAGGTGCGGATCCGCGCGGACTTGCCGCGGCGGAGCACATCGCCCTCGGGGAACCACACCCAGGCCTCGCCACGCTGCAGGCCCGCAAGGCTGTCGAGGACCTCCCGCCCCTTCTTCGGGTCTCCGCATCCGTCGATCCACGCCTTCACGGCCTCGCGATCCTGAGGGGCAAGCATCCGGTGCACGACCAGCGTGTCCACCGATGTCAGGGCGTCCTTGTGCCACTTCGCCGGCCGCTGGCTGATCCCCACCAGGCGGATGCCGCGAGAGCGCCCGCCGCTGAAGAGCTGGTTTGCCGCGTGCAGCATCTTGCCCGTGGCCGGATCCGGCACCTTCCCCTGGGGGCAGAAGTTGTGGACCTCATCGAGCACGATGGTCGTGGGCCGGTGGATGGCCCGGTAGAACTCGGTCGCGAAGGCGGTGAACCAGCGCGTCCGCTCCCCGACCGTCATCGCGCTGGTGTCAAAGACGGCCGATGCCGCCTGCTCGGTGATGAGCCGCGCACACGCCTCCCCCATGTTCTCGGTGAGCGGGAGGTCTCCGTGCGGTCCGCCGAGGATGATGATCGTGTGGGGGCTCGCCGACTTCCCATCGGGGCTCAACCGCAGACCCCACCAGGCCGAGGTCGGGTCCACGATCGCGACCTGTCGCCCCGCGTGGAGCAGGGGCTCCACGATCTCGGCTTTCGCGGTGTAGGTCTTGCCGCTGCCAGTCTTGCCCAGGACGGCGATGTGGTAGAGGAGGGATGCTTCGGGAATCAAGCGGCGCCTCCCTTCGGCGTGGTGGTCCGGGAGCCCGCCCGGTACAACACGCGGACCTTGCGGTCGGCCGACGTGTAGGTGGCGAGCGCCTTCTTGCCGCAGCGGGTCTCGATCGCCTTTCGCAGCGCCGGCATACGCCCCTTGTTCTCCGTGGTGTTGTGGCCGAACCACTCGGCCGGGACCTCGAGGCGGTCCGGCCAAGGACCCAGCCGCATGAACTCGTTGGCAAGCTCAATCACATCGGACACGTGCGCACGAACTCCGGTCAGCAACGGTTCCGGCGCGTCGTCAGTCTGCCGCCGCCGCCATGGTTTGTCATCCCCGCGGCTGTTGTTGGCCGGCCGCGAGGGCGGGATCTTCGATCGCTCCTCGGCGCGCGTGGCGTGGTCACCGTTCAGGCCGGGAGCCGGAGGAGCGAGGGGGGCAAGGTCCTCTCGCAGCTGCTTGAGCTCACGCTCCGACAGGCCGGTGCCCAGCACATTCGACGGCTTCGGGCCGCGGCGGCCGGCGGCGAAGGGCGACGGAGCCGGTGAAACCTCCGGGGCGGTCCGTGAAACTGGAGCGGGCTTTGGTGAAACGTCGGCCGCCGCGGCATCCTGGGGAAGCCCCAGCTCGCACCACTTGCACCACCATCGCCCTTCGCGTTCGCGCGTCGGCGTGGCACACTTCGGACAGTGCGGGCCTATCCGTTCGGCCGGGGGGGGCGCTGGCTCGATCGCCGTCTGCGGCGGGAGTGGATCTCCGGGTGCGTAGGTCTTCTCGCAGACCTGACATCGGACGATGCTCGATCCGGTCGCGATCCGCTTGGTGGGCCGGCCACAGCAAAGCGGGTTCGGGGGCCGACCAGCACCGGTGGCGTTCTTGCGCTGAGCGAGCTGCCGCGCCGGTCCGGGAACGGCCGTGGCGGGAGTGACGGGCCGCTCTTCGGGCGCGGCTGCATAGCTGGGCATGGTCAGGGTCCTTTCTTCTTGGGCTTCTTCTTCCACTCGGGCCAGGGCTCGAGTGTGATGACGATCCTCACGCCGGGCACGCAGTTCGCCGCGGCGAAGTACTTCGCCACCTTCCCGGTGTAGACCTGGGCGTCGTCATTCCACACCCCGATCTCGGTCAGCGCATCGAGCACCACCTTGTCGAGGTTGTCGCGGTCGGGCTTTGCGGTCATGGGGATCACGCCCGCGGGGGCGCCGGCGGGCACGTGGCAGATCTCCACCAGGCCGCGGCCCTTGATGAGCTTCTTCTCCGTGCGGGCGAAGTACGCCGTGAGGTCGAGCTGCACCGGGCCTTCGTGCCTGCGGCCGCTGAGCCGGTTCGCCGCGAGCTGCACGGCCCGCTTGAAGCCGTCCGCGGTGTCGGGGGTGTAGTGGTGCACGAACGGCACCTTCTCGTCCCAGGAGTTCGTTCTGGTCCTCATCGAAGACTTCAGCCGCGGCTGGCCCTTGGGCAGGCAGTTGATCGCGAGGGCGATGACCTCGGGCTCTGCGACGGGCACAACGCCAGGGAGTGTGGGCTGGGTCATAAATCCCCCTCGTCAAACACACATGCGTGCGCGAGCCTTCCGAACTGGATGCCTGCCGCCATGGCAATCGAGTAGTCGACCGCCTCTTCATCGGTGCAGTCGGTGCCGCTGATGGCCGGCTGGGCGAGCTCATCCATGCGACGGTTGAGCCTTTCGAGCACTGCGTTGCACGCCGGGCTCTTGAGGACCTTCTCCATCCAGCCTCGGAGCGCGACTTCGCAGCCGTCTGCCATCGCGTTCTGACGTAGCACCCGCCGCTGATACTCGGTGAGCTTGGTGCTCATATCTGAGCCCTCCGCCTCACCGTCGTCAGACCCCGCTTTCGGGCCTTACAGATCGACGCGATGATCGAGTTCTCCGTTGTCCGCTCGGCTGCCGCGATGCTCTTTACTGGGTCTCCACGCTCATAGGCATCGAGAATCCGTCGCAACCGATCCGATGTCGGTTGCCTGTATGTCGACCTCACGCCAGCTGCAGAGAGCCTTGCCGGCCACACTCCCAAAAGTTGAGCGGCCCGCCACAGTGGCACGTTGCCGACCTGGAGATACCGTTCACGCAAAAGCTCATTTCGCGCCGCGGCCTTGCGGCGTACTCGGGCCAACCACTTCTGCTTCCCCCTTCCGCTGCCGAGTATCTGGGTGACGCGCTGATTGCTGAGTCCCATCGCGTGGGCGATCTCCTTCAGCGTGGCGCCACCGTTGAGCATCGATACCACAAACCGCTTCTTTTCATTCCTGACCTTGGCCGCTTGCGCCGCTCTGGCCTTCTTTGACTTCCACGCCTGCTCGAGCCGCAGTTCGTCGCGAGCCCTCGTGCGAGCCGCTTGCGCCGCTCTGGCTTCCCCAGGCTTGAGGACCTGATAAACCTGTTGTCCGCTACAACCGAGCGCCTCTGCAATCTCTGGGGGGGCTTTGCCCGCCTTGAGCATGCGAACGACCAGACCGCGTTTCGGACGATTCTTCATGACACGCGCTCCTGTTGTTCCTTCGAGTACCGCCGCAGACCCTCGGCCGCGGGGAGGAGGGTGGCCTGGGTCATCCCTCACCGCCTTCCTTCTGGCCGAACACGATCGATCGCTGGATCTGGTTGAACATCACGGACGCGGCGATGGCGATGGTGTAATCGACGGCGTCATCGGCGCTCGAACTCCCGCCGAGCGCGCGTTCAGCAAGCTCATCCATCCGGGCGTTGAGTTTCATCGCGATTTGGTCCGCACAGCCGGTGTGCACGGCGAGCTCGAACCACCGCCTGAGGCTTGTCTCGCTGTCGTCGGCCTCCGCGGTCCTGCGGAGCACGTTCCTCTGGAACTCCGTGAGCCTTGTGGTCATGACATCCGCTCCCGTTGCTCCTGGCTCCAGCCCGCCATGCCGCGGCGGGCGATCTCTTCACGGTCCTGCGGCGGGAAGTGCGTGAGCCCCGCCAGGCGGAAGCAGTCCGCCTCAGTCAGGACGGGCACGATCGACCCGCCCTGGTCGCGCAGGTGGTTCTCGATGCAGGCCTTCTGGTGCGTCGGGATCCCGAACCGCTCCTTCCACTTCACCAGGAACCACACCCCGAACTCCTTCGGGCCGGTCTTGTAAAGCTCCATCCAGCCGCGGTTCTCGTCTGTAAAGCGAGAGACCTGCACGGGGATCGGGTAGGTCCGGCCATCCGCCTCCAGGTGCGCGATCACGCTGAGCGACTTGAAGTAGGGCTTGTGGCCCGTCTTCACCTCAACGAACTTCGGGCAGGCTCGCTCGGCGAACAGTCCACGGGCCTCATCGGGAACGATGATCGTGCGGTCGATCGCCGCGTGCAGCTCGTCGGCCTTTCGAGCCGGCGGGAGCGGGGCGATGATGTCCAGGTCGCCGACCTCGGGGCATCGCCGGCGGACCGAGCCGACGATCGCGGCCGCGGATGAGCTGAGCTCCCAGCGCTCAAACAACACACCCGCGGCGGAGACCGCCCACGCCAGAGGGAGTCGGACGCCGGTGCTCATGAGTCGCCTCGATTCTGAGTCGCGGGAGGCTGCACCACGCTCCGTTCTCGCGGCGGTGCCGGAGTCGGGTAGGGCATTCGATCCGCCCGCGGTCGGTAGCCGCCGCTTCCGCACGTGCACCGCGCTTGCGGGACACCGGCGATCGACACATCGGATGTGCACAAGCCGCATTCCTCGCACACGCCGGCCGGAGGACTGAGGATCCCGATCGCACTTACCCAAGCCCGGGCCGTGAGCGCGAACCCCCACCACAACGAGAAGAGCAGCGTCGCGGGCCACAGCATCCCGATCGACATGGACTCGAGCCAGTCGCTCTTCCCGCGAGTCGCGATACGCCAGGCGATCATCACCGCCGCAGCAAAGAGCAGGTAGCCCAGAATGAGCATGGTGATCCGCATGGCTCACTCCTCCTCGCCGGCGTCGTCGTCCTCGGCATCCGGGACGATCGCCTGAGCCAGAACCGCCGCACTCGACTTCCTCGGGCCCTTCTTCGCGGCGTTCGCCTTCTTCGCCGGCTTGGACTTCTTCTCCGCGGCGGGCATCTTCGCTTCCGCTTTGGGGAGGAAGTCGGCGAGCTGTGGAGCCGGTGGAATGTCCTTCAGGTCGAAGATGTCCACCAGGACCATCTGGTCCTTCAGGTTCCCCATGTCGAAGTCGAGCAGATCATGCTTCCCCATCGCATCTGTGAGCGCGTCGAGCGCCTCCATTCTGGAGTCGTCAAGCACGATCCGAGCGAGGCCCTTGAACTTCGCGACCTCGGCCGGCTTCGCGCGGCCGTAGTCGAAGCAGCTGCGGCCGACGAAGAGCTGCATGAGCGTGAACATGAGCAGGCGACGCCACGGCTCCTCGCTCTGAAGCGAGGCCTCGGCCTTTTCACCTATCAACTTGCTGATCTCCCACTCAGCCTGGCGGAGCTTGTTCTGTGCCGCGTACCGCTGCTGGTCCGACACCTCCTTCACCGACCGATCCGCCGAGGCCTTCGCCTTCCCCTTCGATGAGCCGGCCTCGAGCCTCTGCTGGGCACGCTCCCGCACGAGCTTGCCCATCACGGTCACGGGGATGAACGCGCACTTCGCCGCCGCGTCCTTCACGAGCTGCGGCAGGAGCTTGTCCCGTTCCGCCGGCTTCGCGGCCTTGACCTTCGCGGCGATCCGGTCACCGGCGCCACGCCACGCCGCCTTGGTCGTGGTGGTCTTCGCGCGGTAGCAGCTGAGCTTGCTGCACAGCCCGACCTCGATCTGCCGGTCATTGAGCGGGCCCTTGTTCGCATCG